AGTTTTTCTCCTATATTCCCTTACTTGTTCTAAAGTTTGTGCCATACTAATCCACGAATGCTCGCATCTTCTGCGCATACTCAAACGACTTAATGCGAGAGATGATTTCACGTGCTTGAATGGTAATAAACACCACTGGGGCGCCATCATCATCGGGCTGAACAACAAAACGATCGCCACCGTATTTAATTGTCCTTACCAAATCGCCAACTTGACACCATGGGCCTTCAATCCAAGGCTCTAGGTTATCTGGCGACTTATATGCAAGGGGACCAATTTGGATTACCTTGGCTACAGTCTCATTGAAACGTAGGGTTTGTTTGGTTTCATCCACTAGGATGATTCCGCCTTTACTGGTGGTCTTTTCTCGGCGCAGTTGCACCAATACTCGATCTCCAGCTACTTCAACACCTGGATCCACATCTGGAAAGCATTCTGCTTCCGAACGCAAATCTGGTTCATCTTTTTGTTTTACATCAAACACTGTTCAGTGCTCCTTAAAGCCGTTACGGCTTACTCTTGTTCATCATCCTCGGTTAAGAGGGCTTCTAGGATCGACATGGCTTGCTTTAAGCCATCCCGAGTACCCAATACTCTTTGATAGGAATCAAAGTTATGGATATTGGAACCGGAAGCTAGGACTTCGGTTGTATCTTTGTCCGCTTCTTTCAAGCGGCTAATGTATTCTGAAATTAAGTCCCTCATACTACTACTTATGCATAAAGGGCGAAAAATCCGCCCCAAATCTTAATAAAAGTTGCCGCCGCCAATTTCGTTTAGGTTCTTATCTGGACCAACTTTGGAGTCTTTAGCCATCTTAACTTGCTTAGCGCCAATCTTCCAATTGTTGTCACGATGTGAGCCAGAATTACCTTTATCGATGGTGGTTTCGCCAGGGCCGCCGCCAGAGCTTTGGATACCAGTTTGTTTGTAGGTTTGACGAAAACCTAATTCATCTTTTGCCATTATTGTTGTTCCTCAGTGGGTGGTTGTTGTGGTTGTTGCATAGCTTGTTGCTGTTGTGCTTGAGCCATTTGTTGTTGATGCTGTTCTGCTGATTGTTGTAACTCTTGAGCGTGTTGTTGCTGGGCTTGCTGGGCTTCAATCTGATGTTGAACCATCTGAGCTTGCTGATCAAACGCTTGCTGTTGTACTTGTAAACCATGCTGACGAATATCTTGGTCAGCTGCATTGATTGCATCCATAGCAGACATATTTTGCTGAGCATCCAAGGCAACTTGTTGCTGACTCATCTGTGCTTGAGCTGTAATCATTGCAATCCGCTCTTTAGCAGAGTTGTTGATATTTGCCATAGCAATATCGGTTGCATTACGTTGGTTATCAATGTTGGTTTGGGTGCTGTACTTGGTTTGTAACTCTTGAACTTTAGCTTGTAACTCAGCCAACTTGATTTGGAAGTCTTGTTGTTGAGCTTGATTATCTGCTTGCAACTTAGCTTGAGCTTCTTGGGCTTTACGCTGAGTCTCAGCCATCTGAGTCTTCATTAATACTTGTGCAGTTGGGTCAGCAAGAGCTGCTTGCTCCATTTGTTGCTGTTGCATCTGCTGAACTTGCTGTGCTAACTTCTGAATCACAGGCATAAATGACTGGAAGTCTTTTGCACTGTCTTGCGCAACCAATTGGGATGCTAATCCAAGCACTTGCTCACTGGTTTGATCCAATGGGCGCTCTTCATTAAGCTTAAGAATGTCTTCACCATCAGAAACCGCTGCAACATGGTTACGCATGGACTGCAAATAGTGCAATGTCATGTGTTGCTTGATGTGCTCGAGTAAATGAGGAGCAAAAGCAGCGCCAATGATTGGGCTACCACCGTAATTGGGGTCAAGTGCAAACATTAAATGCACTTTGATATGTGCTAAATGATCTTGGTCGGGGAAAGCGGCAGCCATATGACCCATAACCATTGAAACGTTCTCCAAAGCGGGGTTAGATTCTTTAACGCCCGTTGGATTTGGTAGAATTTCTTGGATATTAGGTATTTTAAGCTGTTTTAACACACGCAAATGGGCTTGGCGCAAGTCATAGAGTTGTGGTGCACTGTTTGCCAACTGTAAAATGGCTTGTGCTTGAGCAAGACGCTGTGTTTCCGAGAAAATATTGGGATCGGATACTGGACGAATGTCATTGTTGTTCGCAAAATCACGAATTTCAATCTCTTCACCAGAGTTGTTGTCCATTTCTTCCAAGTACCAATGATTGATACGTGACAAAATAGCCAAAGACTTAGCTTGTGAGCGGTGCAACCGTGCGTGAATGCTTGAAAATACCTTAGCACCCTGTTCAATCAACGCTTGTGTGGTACCAACGGGTGAATTGGAGTTAACATCACCGATTTTTTCTTCAGCTGTGGTAACAACACCCTTAGCTGCATCAGTTAACCAACCCAAAAGTTGCATTAAAACAGACGATGGTTGGTTAAATGGCAATGGCATTGCCAATTTACGCACATCATCAACGCCAGGAGCGCCTTCAATTTCTATAACTTGGGTTGGCTCAATTCGGTCAGACTGTCCTCCAATGCGTCCACCCTTGAGTTTAAGCATTGTCTGGCTGTTGTTGATATGCGCAGCGTCCATAAGAGCACGCAAAGCACCGGTAAGAGCAGCAGACAAGCCACCAATAAGGTGAGGCAATCCAATGGCGTAAGCACCACGCCAAGGAATAAATTTGAACTCAACGTACCAGTCGAGTTTTTCCATCTTTTCATCGCCATATGCCCAGTTCCTATAGAGAGATAATACATTGCTTGTAGTCTCATCAATGGTTAGGATGTAAGGAGCACGTTTACCTTCGGTTTCTGGATCGTTTTCTAAACGTAAGAAACAAGTAATTTCGTAAACCCGACGAACACCATCCACGTTTTTCTGTGGTCGTTCAATACCTTCAATCTTGTCGTTCGCTTTCTTGGAACGAGTCTCTTCGGTGGTGTCCATTGCTGGAGCATAAATCTGATCTACATCACGATAGATACCTTGATCTATGCGTTGTTTAAAAATATCTTCGGTAATATCTTGAACTTCAGTAACACGAGCAGAGGTGTAGAAGTTGGTTGTTGCGTATGGAAGCAGAATGTTATCAATTGGAACCCATTCTGTCATTGGGCGTTTTTGTTCGTAGTCATAACGCCACTTCAAATACTGTGAACCACCCAATGGTAACTGAGTGAGCATTTGCTCCATCTCATCACGGTACTCTTGAATCTGCTCAGTTAACTGCCAGTTCATAAAGTTTGCTTTACGATCGGCAATCTCAGAACGGCTATCATTATCTTCGCCACGGATATAGGCTTTTACAATGCCTTCCGATGGCAAGAGTTCACGAGCAGCCGATGCAGCAAAGTCCACACAAGACTCTGCCATAACAGGGTGAACGACTTTGGAGGCACCATCAAAGGTTGCGCCTCCAGGTGCGTCCTTACCTAAACCAGTACGGCGTAAACCGTCTTCGTATTGTTTGTCACGCTCTTTACGAGCTTCACGATCCACATCAATCAAATCTAAAAATTCAATTGCTAGTGCATCTAGATCACCTTCATCAAACTCTTCTGCTAAGTTAGCATAGAACTCTGGATCTTTGAGCGGGCCTTGAGTTGGCTTGTAATTAACAATGACTGAGCCATCATCTAACTCGATGACATCGCTTTCTAAATTGTCTTCGTTATCATCTAAGCCAATTGCATCTTCGTAGGTATCTACTTCATCTTCATTAACCATAGCTTGCTGAACATCTTCATCATGATTGAGTGATGCTAAGTTAGCTCCAGCTTGAATAGGAAGTTTTGGTGCTCGTGCCATTAATTATTTTCCAAGATGTTTTTGAATGAGCACTTTGCTCATGTCACGAAAGGGTTTTACTTTACCACCTTTTTTAAACATGGCAGAACCTACTGTAGGTTGTGGCATGTTGGTGTTACCAAGGAGGTTAGTTGCATTCATTGCGTTAGGATCCGAATCGCTTGCTTGTGGGGGTTGCATTAAAGTGCTAATGTGATCCAATAAAGGTTTGTTGCGTGGGTCTTCTACTGCAAAACGACTTTGGTTAATACGATCATTATAATCCCAACCAGTCAAACCCGTATCTTTACTTCTGCCCTCACCATTCCATGCAACATAGTATGGAACATTATGGGCATTAGCAATCCGCTGTTTGTTGTAAATTGCGCCAGCAAAGCCAGCGGGTAAATCCTCATGACCCCAGTCAACTAATTGACCCGCAATTTTGTTGGCTTGTTTGTCGTTTTTATCAAGGTTGTTAAAACCAAAATCAGAACGACCCTCAACCAGTAATTGATTGAGAAGGTCTTGGGGTGTGAGTGCTGGCAATCCAAACTGATCTTTGGCATCTGCGTAGGCATTGACATATTTGGTAATCTTATCCTTGTCAAATGTGGTGGGCATGGTTTCCATGCCATTCTTATCCGCATGCTTAGGGTTGGACGCAGCACGATATCCAATGATCGGATTTTCGGGTTTGTATCTGGTTGATGGCATTCCACCCTTCAAAGCATTCGATGCTATAGCTGCTTGCATTTGTGCTTTAGTAGGTGGCTTTCCTCCACTAGCCAGCGCTGGGATACCAGCGGACTGAAGAAGCATCTCTTGTGGGGTTTTAATTGGGTTTATCGCCATATCTATAACTACTTATGCAAAAATAACGGGGTGTTCGCCCTAAACTGCATACGGGTTATATCTTTTCTTTCTTAGCTCATCATCCACATACTCATAACCACGATCGGGTAGGTAATCAAGCTGGATCCATCCAGAGTCCCTTAGAACACGCAAGGCTTGCGAAAGCACGTCCACATAGTCATCGTGCCCACCGCTCTCTGGAAACGAACACACCTGCCTTATGAAGCGTTTAGCCCACTCTGCCACTTCACCTGGTTTCTTAGGATCTTCTGGGATGTAGACTTTACCTTTGGCAATGAGTGGTGCCACAATATTTAATCGCTGCACTTTGTCAGCACGCCCGGGATTATATCCTCTCACTGGGGTGCCCGACCCTTGCAACTCTTGGATAAGCGAAATACCAGCGGACTTATCTTCCATCAAAATTAAGTCTGCCTTTCGTCCCTTAGCAAAGTCGTTGTCTGCTCCATACACCACTTCTTTGTAATCATCGATGACTTTACGACGCAACTCTGGATAACCAAGATGTCCATCCCATGCGTCAAGCAAGATTACGCAAGTTCCCACATCGGGGTTTTCAAAGATCCCAAACACACCACATGCTGTCGGATCGTTCGCTGTCTTTTCTGAGGTAGCTGGATCGTAACTGGCAATCACATATTCTAAAGCGGGAGATGGTTTTTTAGATGGCCAAAGCTTAAACCACTTACGCTTGACAATACCCGCATCTTCGGGGTCAAGGATCGCACCATAAATCTCTTGCTTACCAAGGTCGGTGCCTTCATAGGTTTCCAACGCTTTGAAAAACGACTGAGATAAGTTAGCTCGGTTCTCATACGAGCTGGCATTAACGACATACACATCACCACCAATCTTACCCTCGTTCAAGTCCACGATCAACTCTCGTGGCTTTGGTGTGGTGGTAACAATCTGCTGGACTCGTGGGATGCGTGGGTCACGCAGACGCATGGTGAACTGTGCTTGATCCCATGCATCATCCAAGTAGTCAAACGCGGCAAGCTCGTCATACCAGCCACCATGGAACTGCTTACCACGATAACGCTCTGGTTCTGATGCTGGGA